CAGATGCATCGTACATCACAGGTGAAAGCACTGAAGTACAAGCTATCTGTAACGCAGTACACACACAAGCGGTCAAAGATGCATATACTGCACACTTAGCTTCACAAGAGGTATAACTAGCCATGACCAGAGCAAGAGACTTAGCAGATAGTGCCGATAAGGATATTGCAGGTACAATTACTGTTGATGGTTTGACTGTCGCAGGTAATGTGTCAGTTGACAGTGGCACGATTAAGCTGGACGGGAATTATCCTACTGGTACAGGCAACGTGGCGTTGGGTGATTCTGCGCTTGATGATGGTTCGTTAAGTGGCAACAACAATACAGCGATTGGCAGTAATGCTTTAACGCTAAATGGAAGTGGGACGCAAAACGTAGGTGTTGGAACGAGCAGCCTTTATAACACTTTGGGTGGCAGCTTTAATACGGCAACTGGCGTTGGAACGCTTTATGCTAATACTTCTGGAAATAACAACACAGCATTTGGCAATTCTGCGCTTAACGCCAACACCACTGCATCCGACAACACAGCAGTGGGATATCAGGCTCTATATACGAACACAGGTGGAGACAATACTGCTATAGGTTGGAGTGCTCTTTATAGTAACACAACAGCATCAGGTGGAACATCGGTTGGAAGAAAGTCACTTTACGCAAACACGACTGGAGCTAATAATGTAGCTGTTGGCTATCAAGCCTTAGAGGACAATACAACTGGTGGGAGTAATGCAAGTTTAGGTTATCAGGCTTTAGCTAACAACACCACCGCATCCAACAACACTGCCGTTGGCTATCAGGCTCTATACGATAATACTACAGGCTCTGGGCTTGTAGCACTTGGTAATAGATCACTATACGAAAACACTACTGGTACATCTAACGTAGCCTCTGGTAGTAGTTCACTTCGCAACAATACGTCTGGTAATTATAATTCTGCTTTTGGGGATAGTGCCTTACGTTCCAACACCACCGCCAGCAATAACACAGCCGTTGGGTATCAGTCTCTGTATGATAATACCACAGGCGAGGAAAATACTGCCGTGGGCCGTCAGGCTCTGGCAAACAACACAACAGCTAATAACAACAGTGCGTTTGGTTATCAGGCATTGTTTTTTAATACCACTGGCACAGCTAACACAGCGATTGGTCGTGAAGCACTAGAAGCCAACACCACCGCCAGCAACAACACTGCTGTTGGGTATCAGGCAGGGTACTCAGGTACAACAGCGGCAAATAATGCTTGGGTTGGGTATCAAGCAGGTTATTCTGCTACTGGTAATTATAACACAGGTATGGGAGACAGGGCGCTCCAATCAATGACCTCTGCGGAAAAGAACTCTGCGTTTGGTATGGTGGCTTTGATTAATAACACCACAGGCAGTTTTAACACAGGCTTAGGGTCGTCTGCATTAGAAAGCAACACCACCGCAAGTAACAACACCGCTGTTGGCTATCAGGCTGGGTATAGTAATACTACAGGCCATACTAATACAAATGTTGGTATTAAGGCTGGTTACGGAACAACAACAGGCATAGATAATACATATATTGGCCCTTACGCTGGTATTTATATGACCACAGGCTCTAAGAACGTCATCATAGGTAGACATTCTGGCAACTTTGGCGGCTTAGACATCCGCACCTCAAGCAACAACATCGTGCTGTCGGATGGGGATGGTAATCCTAGGATTCGTGTTGATGCCAACCACAACATTACTTTGGGAAGCACAGGGGGTACGTTTGGAGGCAGCGGCGGCGGTGCCTCTTTAAATTTAACTACCAGTCGCAATGGTGCTGTCTATTTTGTAACTAGTGATTTCGACTGTCTTTGGGTTGAGCAGCAAAAAGCAGGTGGTGGAACAGCGGGAAGTTTTGTAAGAAATGGTTCTGGAGACTTAATTCGTTGGTATTCTTCTGCTACTCAGATTGCAAATGTTACTACAAACGGGTCATCTGTATCTTACAACACAACATCTGACTATCGACTTAAAGAGAACGTAGTTGCCTTAACAGGCGCAACAGATCGTATAAAACAAATTCCAGTATATCGCTTCAATTTCATCGCTGACGCAGACACAACCGTTGACGGCTTTATTGCACACGAAGTTCAAACTGTTGTTCCCGAAGCAATTACTGGCACACACAACGAGGTCGATGCAGATGGCAACCCTGTCTATCAAGGCATTGACCAAAGCAAGCTAGTACCACTTTTGGTCGCTACAATCAAAGAATTAGAGGCACGGATCACTGCCCTAGAAAACGCATAACATTAGTCAGAAAAGGAGAAAGACATGACTGATACACCAACTGCGGAAGAAATCGCACAACACTACACAGCAATGGGTCACTCTGTTGACTTGCTAAACGCTGGACAACCAGAGGGCATGGACAATGCTGAATGGGCTGACACTGTGTCACGCAATGTAGAGCATCTACAGCTAATGGTTGCTAAAGACTTCTGGACTACAGAAGATATGACCGCTGTAAACGCAGCTATTACGGCTAATACTTAAAAGGTAACACATGTTCGGTACAGCATTTGCTTCTACACCCTTTTCTTCACAGTCAGAGATACGCTTTCTGATTGATGGTGTAGGTGCGCTTGGTGTTATCAACAGTGTTACTATTTCTGCTGATGCTAATGTATCAGTTACAACACCTACCTTAACATCTAGTGTAGGTTCTGTTATAGTTGTAGCAGATGCTAACACAGCTATTACAGGTGTATCCGCTACAGCATCCACTAATACGGTCACGGTTACTGCTGCAGCTAATGTTGTACCAACGGGGGTTGACTCTACAGGAGTTATAGGTACAACTGTGGTGGTTGCTGGTGCTAATACGTCTATTAGTAGCCCAGCGCTTACTGCAGGTATAGGTGCAGTTACTATTACTGCTGATGCTAATGTAACGACTACGGGTGTATCTGCTACTGTAAGTATAGGCTTAGTACAACCAAAAACTATTAACGTTATACCAATAACGTCACCAGCTTTAACTGTTAATACTAACAGTGTTACTGTTGTAAATACTAACTTTGACTATGAGTCTTTACAGGATAGTTATGACCGTAAGCGTGTTGTATTTATAGCAGGTACACCTCAAAACTTTACAGTTGTTATACCTTCAGATAAGAAGCAAAGAACCGTTAGCATTGCAGCTATTGACAGAGACAACATAATAAGAATTGCAGCGTAAGGAATACGTACATGTCATATAAGTGGCCTGATAAAGATAAAGATGAAGTCCTAGATTATAACATAGATTGGTCACGCTTTCTAGGTGATGATACTATTGTAGGTGTTTCTTGGTATATTGATGATGCTGATGATGTAAAGACATCTGTTAGCCCTGCTTCAGTAGTAAACGGGTTACAAATGGTACAACAAACTAACACACCTACTGTATCAACTATTAGACTATCTCTTGGTACTAATAATTTAAGGTATCGCATCTCTTGTCAGATTACTACTACAGAGGGTTTGCAGTATGAGCGTTCAGTCTTTTTACGCATTAAGGAGAAGTAAGAATGGCTTATAACTTTATCGGTTTAGTTAATGAGGTTAATAGACGCTTAAATGAGGTTGAGCTTACATCATCTAACTTTTCTACAGCTACAGGTTACTATAACTTAAGTAAGGATGCTGTTAATGCATCTATTCGGCACATTCACCAAGAGGAGTTTGAGTGGCCTTGGAATCACGTAGAAGAGAGTGAGATACTTTTACCTGGAGAAGTTCGTTACAGTATGCCTTATGACTCTAAGACTGTTAATATGAACTCATTTCGTATTCGTAGAGACACCTCTTTAAATGTAGAAACTCAACGATTAAAGTTACTTAACTATGAAGAATACCTTGACAAATACATAGATTACGAGTATAACTCCGATAGCAACAATAGATCCGTACCAAAGTATGTTGTACGTACACCTAGTAAAGAATTAATCTTTGTACCTAGTCCTGATAAAGCCTATGAAGTAGTGTATGAGTACTACACTGTAGGTGTTGATATGGAATTAGCTACAGATGTACCTACTGTACCAGAAGAATATAAACATGCTGTAGTTGATGGAGCAATGTATTACGTTTACTTGTTTAGAGGTGATACACAAACTGCTCAACTTTCACAGCAAAAGTTCGTACAAGGTATTAAACATATGCGTAGCTTAAACATAAACAGAACTGAATATATTAGAGATACGAGAGTACACTTTTAATGGCAACGCAGTGGACAACATTTCCTATTGAGTTTAGGGGAGGGTTAATATCTAACCTATCCCCTTTACAACATGGTACAAACGCTGTTGGATCTGCTACTATTCTACAGAACTTTGAAGCTAATAAAGAGGGTGGCTACTCTAAGATAAGAGGCTTTGAAAAGTATAGCACAACAACTGTACCGGGTTCTGGTCCTATCTTAGCTCTTAAAGTAATTAGCTCTGGTCGTATTGTAGCAGCCCGTAAGAACGCTAGTAACTTAACACAGTACTACTACAGTACAGGTAGTTCTTGGAATAGCATGGCTACTAGTGCCAGTACTAATGGTGGTAAAGCTAGACATGTTCTATATAATCTAGATGGTGATGATAAAGTCTTATTTGTAGATGGTACTAACTATCCAGCTATTTATAATACTAATGGCAACACTATGTCGTTTATGACTGCCTCAGATAGTACAGATGTTAGTGGTGCAGAGCAGGTAGCTATATTTAAGAATACTGCATTCTATGCTAAGGGTAGTAACTTATTCTTTACTGCTCCTTTTAGTGTAGATGATTTTAGTGTAGCTAATGGTGCAGGATCTTTTAATGTAGCTAATGACATTACTGGATTGGCAGTCTTTCGTGAACAACTTATTATCTTTACTCAGGACAGTATTAAAAGACTGACTGGTAGTAGCGCTGCAGACTTTACTGTATCACCTATTACAGATCGTATTGGTTGTATCAATGGTGATACTATTCAAGAGATTGGTGGTGACGTTATTTACTTAGCGCCTGATGGTATTAGATTGCTAAGTGCTACTGACCGTATTGGTGACTTTGCTCTTGATGTTGCCTCTGATCAGATCTACAAGGACTCTAACACGTTCTTAGCTAGTACATCTAGTTTTACATCTCTTGTGTTACGTGAGAAAGCTCAGTACCGTATTTTTGCCTATATTGCATCTGAACAGCCAGAGGTGGGTAAAGGTCTTATAGCTACTAAGTTTATATCTCAGGGGGCATCAGGTATGTCGTGGTCTACTACATCAGGTATTAAAGCCTTTGTAGCAGATAGTCGTTACTCAGGTACAACAGAGATGGTTGCCTTTGCACATGATGATGGTTACATTTACCGTATGGAAACAGGCTCTAGTTTTGACGGTGCAGATATTGAGGCTATATACGAGTCTCCTTATATGCCTATTACAGACCCACAAACAAGAAAGTCTTTCTACAAACTAACTCTGTATGCTGAACCTACAGGTAGTATGAACTTAGACTTAAACATACGTTATGATTTTAGTACCAGTACAAACACCTCTACTTTACAGCCAGCTACACAAGAGATTAGTAGTACGGGTACAGCAGTATTTTTATTTGGTGCATCTGATGCTGTATTTAACACCGCTAAGTTTGGTGGAGAGTTAGATAAAGTATACACAAATAACATAGTTGGCTCTGGCAAGACTATTGCTATGCGTATAGCTGACAACTCTACTAACCCTACATTTACTCTTGACACTGCATTACTAGAGTACAGACAAAACGATAGACAGTAAGGAAAAACTATGGCAGGTTATACAAGACAGGATACTGCAAACAACATTGCCAATGGTAACGTTATTGACGCAGATGACTTTGACGCAGAATATAATGCAGTAGAGAGTGCATTTAATGCTTCTACAGGACACAAGCATGATGGTACTGCTGGTGAGGGGGCACCTATAACTAAGGTTGGCCCTAGTCAGAACTTGGTCGTATCTGCTACTAATGTTAATCCAAGACCAGTAATA